GCGTACCAGACGGCGTGTAAATGTTCGGATTGGACATATACGCCGACTGCTTGGCGGCTGCCAAGTTGGCCTCACCCTGCTTAATGGCTAGGGTGGCGTAATCAGGTGCTGCTGGCGGTGCTGGCGATCTTTTGCCCATACCTCGGCTCCAAGAAACGACACCTGTCTGGTGTCTGCGTCATAAAAACAATGTCTCCGTCAGGTGCGCCGTCTTTTATACGCGCTTCCTCCGAAAACCCCATTTTCGTGACCAGTTTCAGCGCCCGGGTATGGTTGCTGGAAATCGGCCCTATGATCTTATCAACATTTGCGACCTTATAGGGATAGTCGTATACCGCAGCAAGGTATGCTGGGGTGACCTGATCCCAAGTGATGTGGCAGACGACTGATTTGCCGTTCCACATCTCGTAAACCGTACCGGCGACCAATTCGCCGTTTTTTTCAAGGCCAATGGCAACCGAACGGTCGGGATTGTACGCCCCGTCCGTGCGCGACATGACCCAATGGCCCACATGGGGGCCGCTGACTATATTCCAGCCCATCCGAGTTGATACACCACATCCGTTGATGCCCACTCAAGCGATACGTTCTTGCTGCTGCTGTTGAAAATGATGCCGCCGCAATAACCAATACCGCTCAAACCCACAATAGTGTTGCTGGCAATGGTGTTGCTACCCCAGATTGCTTGATCCCAGAGGCCCACATCCCACAACCCGTAATTGGTTGCCACAAACGACAACGCACCAAGAAAGTCGTCGGTTTGGAAATCCACGGCAATGCCGACGCCAATCGTCGGCTGACCGTTGGAATACGTCGTCGTGCGTCCACGGGTAAAGTATTTGATAACGCCACGGGTATCAAAATAGTTAAACGCTTGTAGCGCCCGACTGTTAATAGCTTGTCCGTTGTCGTTGTAACCCGCCGCTCCGGTGCCGGTTGTCCACGCTTTTGCAACGTAGCCATCCGCGCCGTAATACGGTTCATCGTTAAGCGATGACCAACAGTTTGCGTACCAGCCGGTGAACCGACACCATGCCTTGGTGATGTTGTTCATCACAAACTGCACTTGTGAATTGGTTGATACCGGCACGTTAACAATTAAGGCATTATTTAACGGGTGATACAGCATCCCCCAGCCAAAGTTGGTCTTATACGACCTTGCGGCTTGCGCGAACGCGCCTTGAATCTTGTCAGACAGCGCCACGTTAGGATCAAGACGAGACGATTGCAATGCCGACGCCATTGGAATTAAACCATCCAGCGTCAATACCAATAAATCGCCGCCGTATTTCAGCAAACAACGTTTGGAGATTGGCGCACCAATGATCCAGACGCCAATCAACGCCCATGTGGAGGCGCTAGAGGGGTCGGTGCCGCGATAAACAATAACTTCGCCTTGGTCGGTGACAAACACAAGGTTGTCATCCACGCCATAGCCTGCATCAATCGTCCACGACGCCATTGACACAAGGCTGCCACCCAAGTGCGCAACTGATGACAAATCCAATACTTGCGCCGCACCGCCTACCGATGCCGTGGGCAAATACCATGCTTTTAGCGTGTCTTTTTGAATAAACCACATCCTGTTTTTGAACAGGGTGGGCGAGGTAAGCGTGGTGGTGGTAACGCCCGTAATGGCAGGCGTTGATGCGCCGTCAATAGGTGTCCACGTTGACCCGTTATAAAGCAGGGGCTTATCCACACCGTTTGCGGCGTAAACATAACTGCCGCCCGCGGTTGTGATGTTGGTGTATTCCCACCGATTGTTAGAAAGCCCCGATACCGCTGCGGCTCCTACTGGGCCAGCTACAGTAACGTCAAAAATGCTTCCACCTACAATCGCAAACAATTTGTCTGCTGTACCTGAACTGTAGGTAATCAATGTCTCAATTTGACCCGTCATTCCGGTAGCGTGTTTGTCGTAACCACCGCGCAAGGTCACGCTGCTGACGCCGGGGAACAAGTTGTCTAACGTAACGGCATCCGCTGGTGCCATGTTTGCCAACGCATCGCGGGCGTTCCAGCCACCCACGGGGGCGGGCAATGACGCCACATTGGCTTGTGTGCGCTGGATAAGGCGACTGCGGCGAACGGGCGAGGCCATTTAGTTGTTTGTCCCGTAGCCCGAATCAGGAATGTTGTCATAGCCGATCAGTACCGTCCCCGGTCGCGGCGCAAACGAAAGGTTAGCCGCTGCCGTGTCTTGCGCTACCGCTGCTTCCAGTTCCATCAAGAAATCGCGGTACAACGCCGTGGTGTCAAAGCCTTTAGCCTCAAAATACTTGAGCTTGGTCATTAACACCATCACGCGATCTGGGTAGATGCAGGTGTCGTTGTCAGCCGTCATGCTGTTCTGCACCAATCCGGTTGTGCCGTAAGCCCAACCCTTGCTGCGGTACTCAAAACCCAACAACTCGCCCGCGTTCATACCCGGCCAAATCTGAAAATATTGACCGAGCAAACGCCAACGGATACGGGGGCCGGTGCTGATGTAGCCCGACAGCAACCACTCCCATTGCTGCGGCGACTCGGGGCCAAGCATTTCCCAACGCTTGCTCTTATCCCAATGGGTGCGGTTGACCGTGCTGTAGTAGTCAGCAGGCATGGAATACTTCACCTTCTGGAAGATGACCTGCCCGCCAACCTGCGTTTCGGTGACCTGATAATTGAGTGCAACCGAGGTCGGGCCGACTGAGGTGATATAAGTTGCATTGGGGATGCCAACGCCCTGCACTTGATACGTCGTATCTAACCCTGCCGTAGAGGCAAGGCCGGTGATCGCGGCCACCCCGTTGACCCAGTTGCCCGTGGCGGTTGTCGCCTCGGTGTAGAACGTATGCTGGCGCGTCAATTCCCGCCAATCAGCACGACGAAGCAACTCATATCCTGCTGCGTTCATCAACGCCAATAACTGCACGGTTTCTTGGCTGGCGTTACCAGCTACCGTGCTTGGCGTCGGGATGCCTAACTCATTCGTACATTGCTGAATGAGTTGAATCATCGTGCTGCCCATACTATGCCTCCACTAATGCCTCTTTCGGCGGGCGACCACGACGAGGCTTATCCTCAATCAAAGCCGCCATCTGTGCTTGCAACTCGGCTAATTGGCGCTTGGTGTCCTCAAGTTCGGCGCTGCTTTCAGCCCGGTTCTTGCGGTTAAGGTACAGTTTTGCCCGCTCTCGCAAGCCCACTCCACCCATCCCAATGCGCTGCAATTGCGCGTCTGACGCTAAAGCCAACTGCTCTACCGTCACAAACTTCAAAATGACCAATTCTGCGATCTGGTCGCGTGTAATTTCCTCTGGCGAATCTTTCTGCCATTTTGACAGCGGGGTGCCGATTTCTGCGGCTACGCCATCACTTTGTTGCGTCTGGAAGTACAGCCATTGGCGCGGAAATCGTGCTTTATCTTCCTCCCGTGAGGGCTGGTCAATGATGTTGGTTTTATCGCCGGGGGCCATGATGCGGCAATATGTTTTGCCTTTGCCCGGGCCATCGTCCTTAACATAAAACTCAACGTGCAACTGTGCGTCGGCGTTAGAAACATCGCTATCTAATGGCATTGTCTTTGCTCCTGTGGGGATTACAGACTGACTTCGTTAACCGTCAGAATTACGGCAGGTATTGCCGGATAAACTGACGTTGCTGATGCGGCAAGCAGAACTATGTTTGTACTGTCTGATGTCCACATCAACTCCACATACTGCCCCGCAGTAAGAGACAGCATAAAATTCCATGCGGCAACGGTTTCTGCGTCATTGCCTTTGATGCGTAGTGTACTCGCAGAATCAGGCACATTGGTGCCATTGACTCGCGGCCATATCCACACCTGCTGATCGCCGCCCGAGGTGTTGTCTATCTGTGCGGAAAACTGGATGTCGTACACACCTGTGTCGTCCACAACCACCCGTGAAGCAGGACTACCAATGGCTACGCCATAAGCGGGCGTAATAGTGGTAAATACGACAGCGGAAGCCTCGTTTGCCGATGTCAGCGTCTGAGTTGGGATAGCAACTAGCGAACCGTAACGCTTTTTGGGTAGTTGCTTATAACCCTGCAACGTCACCCATGTCGTGTTGGAAGTGGCCGACAGCAGTACAGAACCACCCGGCAGCAATTCGCTGCTTGCTGCACCGTTAATTGTGCTGTTGGTGTCGTAAGGGTAAACCGTCAACACATCGCTGCCCGAGTTGACGATTTCAATAGTTTCGCCCTGCTCGGTCTGCGGGAGCTTTACGCCCGTGCCTGACGTTACGTTGTTATAAACAAACGCCAATTGGGTAGCATTGCCCGCTGACGTTCCCGCAGCCGTGACTGCACCGTTGCCGTCACCGCAAATGGCAATTGTGGACAGGCCGTTAACGCCTGACCCCAATACTCGGGAAGGGATCGCCATTAAGCCGCCATCGCCCGTTCGCGTCTAACGCGCAAAATCTCGGCAATCAAGCCGGGGCCGTGGGCCTCAATGTGAACATCGCCCATAACGTCGTAAATCTTCTGAAACTCGTTGGCTTGCTGGGCCATAGCAAGGTTGCAGTTAAACTTCTTGCCGGTTGGGCCACCTACCCAGATGTCTATGGTTTGGCCTGCCCTATCGCCCGTAAACCGCTTTACGCCGTCAGCACGGTTGCAAGAGTCATAGCCGTATAGCGTGAAGTGCCGAAATCCGAGGATGTAGCCAATGTTGATGGCTCGCAGTCCTGATGTAGTGCCGCCGCCAATGGCGAGTTTACCGGGGCCAATGGCCTGCATCTCTGGGCCTTCTGCCCATGAGTGCCACAGCAGCACCTTATGATCCTTAAGATAGTCAAACGTGCTTGGTGTGCAGCGTGACGAGGGCATATACACCGTGTGCTTGTTCAGCCGCTGTATGCCGCTTGTACGGTCACGCGGATCAAGGTTGACCCACAGGTCGGGGTTGACCCCGTTTTCCACCAAAAAGTCGTGTGCGGCCTTTATAGCCACAATCGGGCGACCGGCTCGGCGGTGCGCCTTAATCTCGTCAATAAAGTCGGGCATAGACCACCCGCTCGCCACCAGCACCATGTTGCCATCGTGTTTGATGGGAGCGAGGGTCAGTTCTGGTAAACCACGGCCAAGCGCCGAGCGG